TGAATCGAACGACTTTCCATCGATTGAAACCAATTTTTTAAACTGTCCTAATGCCGTCAAAAGTAACGATTTGCCGGACCCACCGTTTGGATTCCCGTCGCTTATTTCTTGATCGTTAAAAATTATACATTTTTGATCCGTTTTATCTTTGTGCGAACTCATTAAATAACCGATCGTCGTTTCCATCGTCTGGACGCGTTTCAAATCGTCGGCGCTTATCCTATGAACGAACCTTTTGAAATCGTTGTCGTCCGTGTCCGCTTCGATATATGTCCGCGGGATTATTTGTTCTTTCCAAATGTAACCGGAACAATCAATGTAATCCATTAACCGCGAACCGGATTGCGTTACCTCAACAACTCCATTCGAAAAGTAAAGAAAAACTTTGTCTTTTGCGTCGGTCATCATTTGCAATTCAATCGATTCCAAAAACGACAAATAAAGATCGCTAAAATATTTCGTTGACGATGCAAGGAAATTCCAGATTTGCAATTCGTCGCGTTCGTAAAGGTAATTTAAAACGAAATCCTTGATTTTTGTAGCCGAAGACGAATGGACGATATTTTCGTGAATGTTTATAAAAATTGGATTTTCCGCCTTTTCTTGATAAAATTTAAAGAATCCTTTCTTTTCCAAAAACAATTTAAACATTACGTTATCAATCACAACTTTTTCGCCCGTCCTGGTTTCGATAATTTGCCAAAAAACAATCTCTTTCGACGACTTTTTGATTGCGTCGATTGTTTCGTTGTCGGCCTGTGGTATTGTTTCTTTTATTTTTTGAACTGGGACACCTCGACGGACTTGCGTTTCAATTGAACGAAACGTTTTTCTGTCCTCGAAATACTTTGTTCCGAATAAATGTCGGGATTTGTACGCGGATTTTATTACGTTTTCAACTTCCGAATCCTTCATTGAACCGGCCACAACCTCGGAAATGATTGTCGATTCCGCGATAATCTGGTCGATCCCGTATTCATTGAAAGACGATGCAAGAATAAACAAATTATTGTTTCTTTCGCCCTCAATCAATCCAAAATCACGCGTCCACCACTTTAAAAGGCGGTTGATTATTTCCGCTTTTTCTGTTAAGATTATTTGCGGTTCGCGTTCCGTGAAATTATATCCGCTTTCTTGTTCTTTTTTTGTCCAAATTTTTGAATCGTAATTAATAAAAATTTTAGGATCGAACGATTCGAAACAAGCGCGCGAAATATTTTTACATGACTTATCGAAATATTCACAATCGAAATACTTTTCCAATGCAATAAAAAACAATTTATGTTCGTCTTTGTCGGCTTTCGGTATCTTTACGATTGATTTAAGACCGTTTCCGCTCGGACTGGTGAAAACCGCCATTGTGAATTCGTCCGACTCTAAGGTATCGCGCCACGTCTTGAAAGTTTCATCGTCTGGAAACCCGTCGAAATCTAATGCGATCAATCCGGAATGTTCAACCAATGAATCGTCCTTCCTTGCCGAAAATACTCCGCTAAATAAATAACAAGGTAAATTCTTTTTAAGTTCGTTTCTTTTTTCTTTGTCTGATTCGTTTCGGATCTTATCCAATAGTAATTTTGATGTTCCGGTTTTAATTCGGTTAAATGCCTTTTCAATTGGGATTATGAAATCGCCGGCTTTTGGATTAAATAGCGATTTGTAACAAGTAATTTTTTTGTCCATAGGGTAAATTGATTTTTTTGCAAAGTTAAATAAAAACGGCGGATTGATTTAAGTTTGGCGGATTTGTTTTTTCACTCCGCCCAACTCTAAACCCTTTTATTTATTACTATTATTGTCTTTTTATTCTTTTAAGGCGGAGTTAACTAAGTAAAAAAGAAAAAAGTAAACAATAATAAAAAGGAATCCAGGGTTGTCCAATTATTCCCGCCTTATCGCCTTAATTTTCCGGTTCTGTCATTAAAACCGATTCGCAAAGGTTTAACAAATGCCCCATTTCGGGATTGTAACCGTTTTTCGCTTCGTTTACGCGCTTGTTGTTGTGTATAACCATAGAATGGTTGCAATTAAATATATCGCTCGTCATAGCCATAGAAAGACGGGTATATTTGTGGATCAAGTGCATCGCGATTGTTCGGGCGAAAACTATCTTTTGAACTCTACTTTTTGAAATTATCATTTCTCGACTCATTCCAGTAACCGAAACGACGGCATCCATAATCGATTCCGCTTTGTAAAATTTCGAACGGTCCAATGTGTGTTCGTCTTTTATTTCGTTCGTTATTTGGTTGAATAGTTCTTTTAACGTGAATTCGTCCGATTCGATTCGGTCAAGTGCTAATCCTAAAATTTTTTTATTGATTTTCATTTTGTTGTGTTTTTTTCTTAATCCATTCTTTTGCGCAATCCTGACAACTTGTTCCGTTGTGTTCCAATTTGTCCCCGCAAATTTCACAAATGAAACGCGGAAACATTGATAATTGGATTTTATGTTTTGATTTGTTGTTCATATTTTTCGATCGTTTTAAATATCTCAAAAACAACTTGCGGAACAACCGCGTTTCCATAGGCTTTTATTGATTCGTTTCGCCATTTTGGAAAGGTAATTCCGTCCAATTCGAAGGAAATCCCATCATTTCCCCCACAAACTGGGGATTTAGTTGGGAAGTTTTCGAACCCGATTGAAAAACTTGTTTCTCCATTGAATCCTGATTCCTTTTTTCCGTGTTCTTTTCCGGATTGTCCGACGCCGTCGGAGTTGGAAGCATTCCCAACGCTAGAAAATTCGAAAGATACATTGCCCGCGTTTTCCCCCCGTATTTTTCTTGACGTTCTTTCGTTTGTTCCAACGTCGTTTCCCTTGTTTGCGCCATTGGTGTGGGCAACAATCCAAAGTCGGTTGCGTCGATGGGGCGCGTTTTTGGAACAAGCTGGAAGTATAAACGATTGGACTTCGTAGCCGATAGTTTCCAAGTTAAACTGCACTTCGTCGAATACCATTCCCCCGTTCCAATTAACAAGTCCGCGAACGTTTTCGCCCACAATCCAACGCGGTTGAACCTCTTGAATGACTCGCAACATTTCCGGCCACAAATGGCGGTCGTCTTCCGTTCCTTTTCGTTTTCCGGCGACTGAATAGGGTTGGCACGGGAATCCTCCGGTGAGAATAACGTCGTTTGAATTCCAGTCTTTGATTTTTTCATTTAATAATTCTTTTGTAAATGTGTGAACGTCGTCATGATGTAACGCATCCGGCCAATAGTGATTCAAAACTTTTCGCCCGAATGGATTAATTTCACAACTTGCAATATTGTTCCATCCCATCCACTCGGACGCTAAATCAAAACCACCAATTCCACTAAATAAACTGATGTGATTCATATCTAAAAAGTATCAACAATTTCGGATTCGTACTTGTTTAATTTGTCGATAAATTTCAACAATCCGCTTTCGTATTCCTCCAATTCTTTTTGGATGTCTTCGCGGTTTAATTGGACAACGTGTAAAGGTTTGATTTCAAAACGCGGATCAAACGAAACGAAAAACATTGTTTCAACCGTTTCGCAAATTGCAAAATAGTGGTAAACCTGGAATTTGTATTCGGCCGGAACTTTGTTTGTTCTGATATATTCAACGTGTTTTTTTGTCGATGGGCATTTTACTTCAATTCCAGACATTGGAACGTCCGCACCTTCCAAAATTAATCCGTCCGGCGACAAATGGCATCCGGGAAACCTTTCGTTTGTTGCAAGTCCGAACGTTTCAACCGTCAAGTCCGTGAATTCCTCAAATTCGGCGATTGCCACCGGTTCTAAATCGATTCCGCGTTGCATTGCGTCGTTTACGAAATTTTCTTCGATTGTGTCCGAATGTCTTTCGGCGATTAATTCGTCAACCAACGGCAAATTGTTTTTGGCGAATGCGCTTTTTACTCGTGTTCCTCCGATTGATCCTTTTCGGATTTTGTGCCATTCTGGACTTCTTTGTTGTAATTCCTTAACTAAGTTCATTTTTCGTCGTGTTTTTTGTGTTTAAAATTTCTTTGTTGTTTTGTTCGTCTTTCGACAATGATTTCCAAATCGTTTTCAAGTCCTCCAAATCCAAAGCGCCTTTTAACTTTTCAACCGCTTCCGTTGGATCGATGTTCGCTTTTGGTTTGTACGCTCGAATTCTCAATGCGTCGGTCGTTTCGCCGAATGCCGAAACTTTTTCAGTTCCTAAAACAACTCGTTTTCCCGTCCATTCCTCAATGAATGGCGTTCCGTGAACTTGTTGGATTGTCTTTGCGTTTGTCTTGTTGCAAATCATTCCTTTTTCCAATTCCTCGAAAAATACAACCATACAAGACTCCTCGCGTCCTGACTGGCCTTTGACCATATCTTGTTCGACTTTTGAGATTGTCAACGTTAAATCGTCGCCGTTTTCTAAACTGTACGCCCCCAAATATTCATAATTGTGGTACGTCTTCCAATGTGTTTTTGATTCCATAATCGTTTTGTGTTTTAAAAGTTATTCAAATTTATAAAAGTTTTTGACAATGAACAAATATATTCATTAGTTTATTTTCAACTCTTTATTTGCTAATAAAAAATAAATGTTTTGTAATTGATGAACGTATTTAATTTTATTTAAAAAAAATTGATTGTAATATGTCGAACTTTTGTCTTCCAAATTAAAACCAAATTTTTGCAAAATTTCTTCATTTATTGGAATTGGTTTGTAATTTTCAATTTCTCCAATAATAGTGTTTTTGTTTGTTTTATCAATTACAAAATTTTTGTTTACTTTTTCAATTTCGACAATTTTATTTTCTTTTTCTGAAAACATATTGTCGTTGAAATAAACTAAATTTCCGATTCTTAATTCTTCAATTTTTAACATATTTTATTTTATTTCAATTTCCAATCCGTCCGGCTTTCGAACGATTATTGTCGCGTCGCATAGTTTACAAAACTTTTTGAACTCGCTCAATTTAATTGAATTCGCTCGGACTGTTTTGTGGAAAGACGTCGCGTGCGATCTGATTTCCTTCGCGATCGAATCAATTGATTTCGGATCGGCTATTTGTTTAAATTGTTCTTTCATTTTGTATTAGTTAAAATTTCCAACGTTTTTTTGTATCGTTGTTGCAACCTGGTTAACGTTGCTTTTTTTATTTGCCAATTATTAAACCAAACCTTTGCGTTGATATGGAGTCCTTTTTCTTCGTTCCATTTTATCGCCTTTAGACTGGACGCCGTTTGTTTTTGATAAAAATCAATTGCCGACGCGATTTCCTCCAATAGATTAATAGTCGCCATTCTTTCCGCATTATCATAATATTTTGATAATTCCAAAGTTCTTTTTTCGATGTCTTTTTTTATTGCTTTCATTTTTTATTAAATTGATTCGTTTGCGTATTCGATTAATTTTTCCAGTTCTTCCAATGCGTTTTCGTCGTCGCTCAACCTTTGACGTAATTCGAAACGGTAAGGACCAACCGCCCAACGTGAAACCATTTCGTTTTTTCTCAACTTTTTCTCGATGTCCTTAATTTTGGATTCTCTTAATTCTTGATAATTCATTGCGTTTTTTTTCAAAGATAAGTATTTATATCTAATAAATGAACAAAAATATTCACTAAAATAAATTAAACACAAAAAAGGGCAACCAATTACGGCCACCCTTGAAAAAAAAAACACAACTGCATCCCTATGGAAAGATGAAGATTCTTTGTTAATTTCCTTTAATTATTTCAATCGCTTGTTCGTCCTCGATTAATCCTTTTGATAAAAGATAAACAACCGCGCCAATTTGAACAGCTCGAATAATTAGTTTCGCAATTTTCTTTTGTTTCGCGTTCGTTGTTATTGTTTCAACGATTGGATCCAATTTCGGAATGATTGCAAATATTTTTTTTAGTTGTATCATTATCTAATTTCGTAATGCGGTAAATCCTTGAATGTTTTCCAGTTTCCGCCCCAATTCAATTTGACGTTTTCTTTTGCTCCCGCTTCCAACATACACGATGCAACTTTATAAAACGCCAATTCCATTTCCTCTTTTGGTAATGAATAAACATTCACGCCTTTAATGTATGGAATTACGTCAATCGCTCGTCCGCTCTGATGGTATGATTTAATTTCGTACCCGTCGCACCTGGATAACTTGTTTTCGAAAAGTTTGTTTTGTTGGTCCGCCGTTCGGAGTCCTCCAAGTTGTGGAATTGATAAGTCGATCCCGTCCATTTTTCTCGATGCAATTCGAATCGCTCGAAATAAAACACGGATTAAACGTTCGTCGACGCCTTTCATTCTGTTAAGTGAATTTTGTCCCCATTGGAATTTTTGCGCCATTTAATCGATGTTTTTACAAATTTATTCTTTTAATCTAAAAAAAATAAATCTACTTTTCAATAATTATTGACGGTTCAATTTTTAATAGTTTATTTCTTTAAACCGGCCGTTTAAATTTTCGAAGGTTGTTCGCATATCTCGTGGCAACATATCGATTCCGAACGCCCACATTTCAAAAATGGCCAACAAGCGTCTTGTATTGTTTTTATGGCTGGTTGTACTAAAGATTGAATTGATTCGATATTCAAAAGCTTTAACTACATCGTATCTAAACTTTTCAAACAACTCAATAACGTACTTTATATCATCCTCGGCAATACCTTTACTCCTCCACTCATCTACAATAGCACCAATATAATTAACGTGCATTTGTGTCTGAGATTCTATAATATACATTTTAAATTCATCAGATTTCATGGACTCAATGTCATCCTTTAGTATGTTGTTAA